TAGGCTTGTAACGATGTTGTTCAAAATATTCAGCGAGGCTTGCCATTTTTTAATTCCATAATAGGTAGAATGTTGTTATCATATATGTTAGCCATTGTATTGTACAATCCTTTACGTTCATCAGGTGTCATGCCCGCAAGCCAAGAAGGTCCGTCTAGTACCTTATCTAAACCATAATCAGGTCTATATGTATAACACATATCTGTTATGATTTCTTCACGTGTTTGCATTATAGTTGAAACTTTTTCAAGTACTCTTTAGCTAAACTATAATCTTCTACTACTGGCTCATCTAACATTTTTCTGTATTCAATAATGATTTCCAAAGCATATGCCTGATCCTCATCTTCTAATGAGTACCACCACTCTTGTAATTCTTCCGGGGTTTTGTTTAAAATATATTGTAAGTTGTTGTAATCTCTATTCATTTTATTCTCCTAGTTGTTCCCAAACGTATTCAGACTCTTTCATATATGCTACGGGTTGTAGCCATCCATTCTTTATAGCTTCTGTAACCATTAATATATATTGTCTTGGACAATCATTGCTAATTTCAAAACCAGCACGTGGTGTCATAACAATCCCGTTGTCAATCATAAAGTTAGGATCATCCTTACGTAGTATTTTGATTGTTTTTTCAGGAGTTGTGTAGGTCATTCTTTAACTCCAAAATGTTCTTTAATCAAATCTGAAGCAAGGAATGGTTCTGCGGTATCAGCAATCTCGGCACATTTAAGAACAATCAACTCGGCTAACTTTTCTGAATTATCAACATTCATCCATTTGCCGCTAACATCAGTTCCTACTTGTTTAATCAATTCTTTAATTCGTTCACTCATACTAAATTTCCTTTATATGGACTATTCAACCATTTGGAATAAGTCTCTGCTTGTTCACTAATCTTAGTCAATTCATACTTACCACAAAATTTCATAAAGTGAATACCCACCTGAGGTGTAGTAGTTACACGCACACTTTCTTTAATACGTGTGTCAACTAAATCTTTAATCTCTTGTGGTTGTGCAGTCAAATCAATCAATACACGATTACGTTCATAATCATCTTTTACACGATGTTCAACATCATTGTGGTCAGCCCAACGTTGCAACATCATGTTATTCCAATTAAATCCCATTTTATGCCTATCAGCATAAGCTTCTGTTAAACCAACTTTGTTCTTACTACCTTTCTCACGCACACCGGGATAAGCACTGAATACATTGTCAGAACTATCACCACGCATACACTTCATAAATAAATGCCATTGCGGGTCACCTAGTAGTTTGGGTTCTTTAGTTTTCTTATCTTTGATAATCTTACCCTTGTCATCAAAGTAACCCTCTAATGTGATAAGTTGATTAGTTATCCCATTATATTGCTTCACGTTCTCTGTGATAAGTTGCACATAGTCGGTATCACTACTGATAATAAAATGTTCATCATTAGGATGTAAATGAACAAAACGGGCAATCATATCATCAGCTTCAGCACGTTCATGCCTGAGTACTGATACGTTTGTTTTTTCTTTTAGAAATGTAGTGAACTTTTCATAAGTATCCCAAAACATTTCATTTTCCTCTTTTTCTGCTTCAGTTTGTGATAGCGCATCAACCACACGATTTTTCTTGTAAGGCTCATAATGATCCTTACGCCAGCTTCTACCCTCTAAGCAGAATACAACGTGATCTGATCCAAACTTGCGAACAACTTGATTTACACTTGCAAGTGTAAGATGTAATGCCATTCCAATTTTCTCCCAAGTGTCACTATTGCGTGAAGCAATGTGCCTTGCTCGGAAGAATGTATTTGCAGTGTCAATTAAAATATATTTCATGTGTGTATTATATACTACTATTTAGATGTTGTCAACTTAAACGGTTTCCAAAAACTTATCCGGGTCATTTTTAATGAGTGCAAAATGTTTATTGGGTTGAAAGGGTAGATGATTTGCTTTAACTCTATAAATTTCAGTATAGTTGCAAACCACGATTCTATCTTCAATTATTTGAATTATTTTTTCTAAATTGTTTAATTCACTATTTGGATTAATCCATTCAAGTTTCCTATCAATCAGAACTAATAATTCACTTCTGTACTCTTTTTTAAACCAGCGTTCTAGTGCTTCTATCTGTGAACGTTTCCCATAATATAAATTACAAAAAGTTTGAATTGATGCAGATGGGTAGCAATAACCCTTACGCAGGCGCCTCTCTGCGTTTGTGGTTATGCCAAACCCTTTAATCTTATTATGAGATAGTTCTAAAAGATAGAACCATGAACAATCACCATTCAATATTACTTTGGACATATGAATCTACCTTATTTTTAATTTCTTCCGGTAAGTAATCGTAAATATCTCTGTTGTTGTGAACAAAATTGTAAGCATGACTAGTTACTTGACAAGTGCCACCTAACTGTAAGTAAATTTTTTGCATAACAGCTAAAAAACAATCATCAGTTGGACTGGGAACTTTCTTTGCCAATGGGTTACAAGCCCTAAACCAACGTTCATGTGAATGAACTATCTCAGTACGTGCACCTGCAAGATCCGTAAAAAAATCAAACACAATTGCATCTAAATGATCCGAAAGTTTCAACAACTCCTTTTTAGCCCAACCAACACTTTTACTATATGTAATCATGTTGCCATAAAAACCATATGCGGCATCATCAAAGTGTGTACCATGCCAATGTGCTTTGTGTCGATCAAATGTAAATTCTACTTGATAGTATTCATATTTGTATAACGCATCCACACGACTGATTGTACCAGCCTTACCATTGTATGCACTTTGTGGGCTAACTGGAATAGCTTCATACAATTCACACAAGTCTTGTAATCTTGCTTCTTTATAAAACATCTTTCCGTAATCTAGTGGGTATTGCCGGGCAAGTCCTACTTTGGTTTTATGATGATCGATACTAGACCACTTTTTCTGGCCTAAACCATTTCGTGTCATTGCGCTATATGCTGGTAATCCTGCACTTGCTTTAGGGATAGTGTATGATGCATACTCTGCATCAAGATAATTCTCAGGGTCAACTTCTTTGATACGGCCGTGCTTGCACAACAATCCAAACATGTTAAGTCCATGCATTGTATCATAATTATAAAGATCACCCTTCACATCTGCTAAAAAAGCAGGGCTTGTTAGTGAAGGTTTAAAATTGGGTAGCGTATTTGCAATATGCGATAATACTAAATCACGCTGTGCAATTTCATCAAACAACATATCACCTAGTTTAGTATAACCTGAAACACCAAAATCCTTAATGCTAAATTGCACATTCTGTGCAATAAGCTGATTAATCTCTTCCATAATCTTAGGATTTTGTTCTGCCAATGAAATTAGATCCGTAATCTTTTTTGGCTTTCGATTAATAAGATTCTTAGCATTTACCGGGTTGTAGATTTTAGTAATGTCAATTTTCTGACCTTTTGGGACTTTGAGTTTCATACTCATACCTTTAAATTAAGTTAGTAAGTCTCTATTATAGAGCCGAATGGATTAATTGTCAAATTTTATTTTGTTGTATTTTTACAAAACTTTTTAAGTATCAGTATTTAATTGGGCATCAAAAACTGAATGTAATATTGCTATTTTAGCTTTAAACTCATCCATATCCATCGTGTGCTTCATAATGTTAACCCAACCACATACTAACCAAACGTTTCTATGATTATATCCACGTGAGCTATCAATCCTATCAAGAGAACATCTGTTTGGATTAGGTGTGCCAGTACCGGTTTCTAACTCTAGTTCAATTCCTGTAATAGCGCATTTTCCATTTTGTTTTGCAAAAAGAGTTCTAAGAAATTTTACTAATTCCTTCTTACCATTGCTTCCTGACCAAGTTGTTGACAACTCAACATTGGTTCTTCGATTAGCCCCTGCTACCACACCTGTAGCCATTGTTTTCCAAAATCTGTCAGAATCATTTTTTTGAAGTTCTTTGAAATGTTCTTTTTGATTTGTCCAAATATGTCTTAGACAAGCTACTATTTTTTGATGCTCTTTTAAATCCCTGTTTCTAATTTCAGCAAGTTCTCTCATGGGACCTGTCAAGATATTTTTCTTATCCATGTATTTGATAAGTTCATGTCTCTTACGTCCTTGTGTCCCCCATCGATGTAATAACAATTCATATTCTTTAAATATGTCTTTGTTAAAGGATTCTATCAATTTTTGATAAACAATACTAGAATTACCGTCTTTAGTATATGCTCTAACTTTTCTCGGTTTAGTTCTACCTAAGGATATTCTCTCTTTAAATGTTATTTGTTTTGATCCATTTATATTCATCAACTAACCTCTGTTCTTCCTTCGCCTAGATTTTTAGTGCGTACCGTTCGCAAGTCACGGTTCGTTGGATCAGCTTGCTGTTGTTCCCATACCTCGAGTGCAATATTTCTACAAATTGTTTGAAACCAACGATCTACTAACACGTTATCTGTGTCAGTATCTTTCTGTTTATACCCTGCACGAATTAGATTTACAATAAACTTTTCATTCCAATCAAGTTCAAATGCTCCGTTGTTAACATCATTGGGATCAAGCTCCAAACTCAATATATTAATATACGGCTCACCTGCTGCCGTTGCTTTTTCTTTAGCAGTAAGCTCTGGTACTACTGGTGCTACCTTCTTTTCCTTTACCTTCTTTGGTTCAGGTTCAGATTTAACTTCTGGCTTTTTAAATAAGTTTTTTATTTTTTCAAACATTTGTATCTTTCGTATAGTTTAAAGCTGGCAAGATTCTTTGCCTTTGATTCACACATCATATCAAAGTTATCAATGAATGTCAATGCCCAATCATTCACTGCTTCGTTCCAATAGTAATCACCATGTGCCCGAAGTTTCTGTTTACTGTATCCTGCTTCAATCAACGAAACATGAGAGGGTAACTGTGATCCGGAATGTCCGACAAGTACATCCTCACGGCTGACGGAGTAATGTAAAGTAGGCCTAACACCACGCCAACTATCAATAACCTTTTTAACCAAATCGTCAGTAGGTTGAATATATTCACCTTCTCTAATCCAATTGTGATGAATGTCCATGACAGTAGGGACGAGGTCAGATAATGATAAGCAGTCTTTAAGTCCATGTGTGTATTCCTCATTTTCTAGTGTTAGTGTGTTTCTCGCTTCTGGCGACAATCTGTTGTACACATCTCTAATGCCTTGTGGGCCTCTACGTCCTGAAATGTGTACGTTTACTTTGAAGTCTTGAAATGATTTTCCATAGCCCATAAAACGAACCATGTCACAATGATATTCAAATTCTTCTATACTCTTATTTACTACTTCTTCACGGTCACTAGCTAAAACTACAAATTGATC